ATAAGACCAATGCTAGGAAATCTAGCGGTCTAGCTTCTTCGGGGGCTAGGCGACAGGTGTGTCCTACTGGCACCTTTATAAAGCACAGTAGAAGTAGCTTTGTTTATAGCAATTTGAATAGTTATTATGAGTATTACAAATACTCAAGACCTGAAATGCCCACCAATGTTGAAATATTAAATGATATCACAAATGTGAAGTTTTTTACATATGAACAATACAATTCAGAGATGAAACAGAAAAATCCAAACTTCACACCTTTACAGGCGCCAAGAGAAACAAACAAACACCAAATTTCACACCATATCAGGTCTATAGCAGAGAACTCCAATATCATAGAAAATGTCAAATTCCTTCCAGATAAAACCAGTATATTAGGATATAAACCTTCAAGGAGAATAATAGATATAAATGCAAGCAGAATATTGATGGCAGGATTGAATCCCATAATCTTATGTCCCAATAATGAAGCAGCAGATACTGATAGAAACCGAAGTGTCATAGCAGCAGTCGATAACTATGAGAAAAAGATCAACAACATGTTGACTGATGAGGAAATACGACAGCTCACAAAAGAGTATGCAGAATTTAACTACAAAACCCACAATAAAAGAAAGGTGTATGACGAGAATGGATATTTTCAATATGAAAACTTAGAATTTAAAGAACCAGAAGACATGATGAGAGAGGTGATTGAAGATGAGGATAGAGATGAATATGAAGTAAAAACATCAGAGCAGAACTTAGTAGAATTCTTCCAAGCAGAACACGACCAACCATACTTACCTAATGCTTTAGTAAACCTCACTGATATAATATATTACTTATCAAAACAAGATTTGTATGATGTAGCCCAACACATGGCCTCAGGAACCATAATGGTTGGTACAGCACATGTTCCCAAATATTTAGATACCCAAGAACATTTCATACAATTTGGCACAAAGATAGAAGGAAAAATGCAAATAGTACCAAATCAAGCAACTGACAAGGATACCGCTTTAGCAAGTGAATGCACTATGTTCATGAAAATGGCAGGAAATGATACCATGTATGTTCACAAACTTGATTTCATGGAATACTTACATGCTAACATGGAAGAAGATTTCATAACATGTGCTACTCATAATGACTTCATATTGAAAATGATCCCAATAGAAAGATACGACTGCGGTGCAACATACTATATAAGATTTAAAATATTGAAGATTGAGCAACCGAAAGACACAGACTTGATACTACCTAGTTACATGGGACCAGAAATCACCGCAGCACTCAGAGAATCTGCAAGACGTTTAGATCAGAACCAAAGTCCATTCATGATAATCAATGAGGTTAGAGACACGTTACATTATGATCAACGAATAAAGGATATAGCCATGAATGTGGTTAAAATATACAAGACCAAGAAGCCAACAAAGAAAGCACCCAACTGCATACCATATGAACAAATGTTACCAAAGGAAGTATTTTTGAAAGATGGTAAGTACTACTTTACAAAGAAGGTTTCAACAAAGAATGCAATCAATGTCATACGACTAGCTGTAGAAGACACTACTCAATACATAGCAGCAATAAAAGAAGTGGTTGATCCCATACTAGTGAATAAATTAGTGAACAAAATATGTATGATGACTACATTTGATAAGTTATCCTTAAAATCCTTAATTACCTATGTAAATCAACAAGCGCCTAAGTATTCCATACCACAACAAGTCATACCACTTCTAGCTGAGGTTTTAAGACAATCTTTACAAGCAGAAGCACAAATGGATGCCTTACTTCAATCAGATTTAGTAACTACATTGAATCAAATTAAAGGAGGTGAATTCAAAATAGAACAATATGAATTACCCAAAATAACATCATACCAAAAAATAGTGAAAGCTCTAAAACACTTGTTTTACCATGAAAAACCAATTAATGAACAAAGAGCTTCAACCTCAGCTCAGAATTTTCAATCTTGCCCACCAAGGGTGTAAATAAGACACACAGTAGCAACAGCGCTAACTGTGAGAGCGCTAACAAAAGTTACTCACTAAGACAACTGTGTGAATTCACATACCTATCAGATAACATAGAAAAACATGCAGCACCCAATAACACAGCATGTGCTTATGATCTTAAATCAATGAGAAGGAATTTACATCCATTTTTACGAGAAATCCCTAAATCAGCAATTATAGATGAAGACTTCCCAATCCTTCAGACATACTGCAAACTGGGACTACTAATAGAAGAAGAAGATCGGTTTATCAAAGAACCCAGTGCTGGAGGATTCCCTAAACTATTGATTCATCTAAATGACAAGGATTTGCAACAACTGGCACAAACTGTACATCCTGAAGTGTATGAATTTAATGAAACAATGCCCAAAACTTATCAGTATTATGGTGATACAATAAACAACATACCAGTTTGTGCTATCAAAGATGATGCACCTAGGAAAATAGGATTTGAAAAACTACTGGGGTGTAAACATGACAACGTTAAAGATGAAGTTATGATGTATGGGAAAAACAAGCAAACACTATTTGCAGCAGCAAAGCGTCAAATGAAAACAGCCCCAGCACCCAATGCCAAAATAGCTAAGCAGTTTTATGAATATGCCGTTGATCAAATAGAAAAGTACCTAGGTGAGGATTTAGACGATTTCTCATATAATGAGGCTCAATGGTATTCTCACTTACCAGCACAGAAGCAAAGAGCCATTGACCCCATAAGGCTGTACTATCAGAAAGCACCTTTATTTGAAGTCACTTATACATCCCAAGAAAAAGCAAGAATACTAACTGAACATTATGAAGCAATAGTTAAAGCAGAACTACAGCCTATAGATGGTAAACCCAGAATGGTCTGTTCAATACCACAGAGAATCAAATACACAATGGGACCAATAACTTGGCAACTTGAGGAAATAGCAGCACACAAACTACCAGGTTATTGTGGAGGCAAGAACTTGACAGAAATGGCAGAAGATATAAATCGGTACCTTGCCATGGGATTTACCAAAGTAGTGGAAGGTGATGGATCAGCATTCGACAATTCACAAGATATAGCCCTAAAAGCAGTAGATCGATATATATACAGGAGAGTAGCAGAC